GTCAATAGCTTTTTGTTGTTCTTCAGTAACACCAGGTCTTAATCTAACCTGATCATAATACTTATTTTTAAGATCATCTAAAAAGTTTTTGGCTTTAGCAACCTCTTCTTTGTAAGCGAGTTTTTTTCGTTTGATGTCTCGCTCTTCATCAACGTCTTCATCATAGTCGAAATTTTCTTCCATGATAAATTTTATTTCCTCATCATTAAGATGTGGTTTGCTTTGTTTGTAATATTCTTTTAATAACACATTAGAATCTACATTGGAATAATCAGCATTAAGTCTAACAAAGTCTTCAATTGTTCCATTTGTTTCTTCCATAAACTTTACAAGCTTTTCAATATTTTCTGGTAATACTGGTTGCTCTTTTTCAATAGTTGTTTTTGTTTCAACTATAGGTTCATCAGTAACTTCTTGTAAAGGTGTAACTTCTTCTACTTCTTTCTTTTCGGTGTCCCGTACTTCTTCAACCACTTTTTCGCTGTCGCTACTGTCTTTGGGTTGTTCGACAGCAGCATCGCTGTCATTTGTGCTTTGCTCTTGAACGGCATTTTCCTCTTGTTTTTCTTGTGTTAAATCTACTTTAGCTTCAACAGTTGGCTCAACTGTTTCTTCTACTTTTTTACTTAAATCTACTTTTACAGGCTCTTTGTTTTCAACCTGCTGTTTAATAGATTTTTTCTTGATCTTTAGAGATCCAGAATCTTTAGTGTTTGCCATAATAAAATAATATAAAATTAATAAAAAAATCTACGCAAACTGACTCAAGTCCATACCTTCACCTAATTGATTTGGTGTTTTTTCAAAATCTACAGGTAAAGAATCATTTTTTCTTTGAGAAATCATTTCTGATTGTTGCGTAGCTTGTATTCTTGTTCTTTGATCTTTACGATCTTCTATTTCTTTTTCTTTTTCTTTTCTTGCTAATATGTCCATTTCAGCTAACTTCATGTCAAACTGATACTTCATTTGCATTAACTCTTTTTTAATTTGAGCTTCTTTTTCTAGCTTTTGTATTTCAAATTGAGATTTACCTTGTTCAATTTGTAATTGTGTTTGAGCTATAGCTTCTTGTTTTTGAACTTCAGACATAGCCGCAGACTCAGCCGCTTTGGCATTAGCTTGAGCTTGCATTTGTATATTAGCTTGCTGTTGTTGTTGCTCTTGAGCTTGTTTTTGTTTACGTCTTAGTTTTAACAATTGATTAGCTAGTTTAATATTTTTTATTTCTCTAATATCAATTGCATCTTCTAAGTTAATACCACCACTTTGTAAAGCTATTTGTATGCTTTTTTCTAGCATAGCTTTTTCTTCTTCATCTGGTTCTAGTTCTAAATAAATACCAAAGTCATGAAGATTTAAGTGTTGTATTTCATCTAACGTACCTACGTTAAAAGTACTAATAGATGATTTTAAAGATTGAGCAAGTAACTCATGATCTAAGCAATCAGCTACTCTAAGCGATATATTTTCTGCAGTTCTAACAGCTAAATATAAACCAGCTTGTAATACATGTCTAGTTGCTACATTAGAATTATAAGCAGCTAGTTTCTGTAATCCTACTAACGCGTCTGGATCTGGAGTACTAGCGTCTCTAGCTTCATTTAATCCGGTCACGTCTCTTATCATTTGTAAATAGTATTGATAAGTCTGTATAAGACTTTGTAGTTTAGCACCAGCGTTAGAAGTTCTTAATTCTTGTATTGGAACTTTACCTCTATTAGGATCACCTTCTTGAGTTAAACTTCTACCAACTATACTACCAGTTTGGAAATACATGTTTAATGCTTCTTGTGGATTATAGTTTGTACCATTACCTAAATCAACTTCAGCTAAACCATCTACATCTACATACACACCGTCTGGTACCATACGAGATATTACTTGTTGTAGTTTCAAATGTGTTAACTGTATCATATCAGCAAACCCAGTTATTCTACTTACAATAGATTCTATTCTACCGTGATACATACGTGGTGCACATATAGAATAATTCATACGTACTTTTGTACTATCAGCAAAAGGTCTAGACATGTTTTCAGATAACTTCCACTGGATCATATCGTTTATACCTAATACTTTTGCGCCAGTAAATAAAACTTCTATAGATCTTGAAACTCTATCAAAGTTATCGTTTTCTTCAGGGTTAAATGTGTCTGGTTTTTCAAGAGCTTTTTCTAAACCTTGATCTGTCTTTTTTATTTTAAACACCTGGTCCATGTATGTTTTATATTCAAAAAACATAACAGCAACTACATCAGGTGCTTCATTATAATTTCTTAAATAATTTTGTTCACCTGGAAATTTTTCTATTTCTTTTAACTGAGCGTCTGTTAAATAAGGAAATTGTTTTTTAAGCTCAGCTATACTTATCATTTTAACTTCACCAACGTAATAAAGATCTTCAAAGTTTGGATCTTTTGTATAAGAATAAACCAACTCAGCTGGATCTACATATTCTACTGTTACGCCGTTTGAAGTATTAAAATTAGTTTTAACAGCGCCAATACCCAACACTACTAAATCCTGTAATATTCTTTTTTTAGTTTGGTCAAATTTATTTTTAGCTAACACATTAGATATTACCTCTTCTTCAGCTATTTCTATACTTTGCTTGTAATTAAGCTGCATATGTAAAGATAATTCTTCTTTGTTTTCAGGTAAATTTTCTTTATGTTGAGTGGAATATAAATCTATACCTAATACATCTTTTGCTTTTCTTAAATAATCTCTTGCAGCTATATCACGCATTAAAGCTGTAGCGTAATCAGTTCTTTTCTTTTGTGAATCAGGATCTTGTGAATAAGCTTTTATATCATAATCTCTATCTGCTAATCCATTTACTACTATATCAACAAACTTAGATATAATAGGCACAGGCTTCCAGTCTAAATTTAAATAAGATAAATCACCATTTATAGCTAACTCATCTTTATACTTTTGTATTGATTGCTCGCCTCTAGCGTAAAGTCTTCTATTATGATATTCAGAATAATTAGTTTTATATAAGCCGTATCTAACGCTACCGCTACCATATCTATTATTACTAAACCATTCATTTTCAATAGCTCTAGCTACTTTCAAGCCGTATTCATATGTGTTCTTTTCCTCAAAAGGTACCACCTGACTAGGAAAGCCACTTAGATAATTAGTGTCAACACCATTCATTTATTCTATAATTTTTGAAGTATAACCAGAGTTACTGTATTTTTTAAAACCTAAAGGTACTACCTGTCTTTTAAAATCAGCAACTGGTTTGTATTTATTTTTATTACAAGCCATTATAGCTAACCCCGAACTAATTGCTGCATCAAACTTAGTTCTATTGTTTATATTAAATTTAGCCCAGTCTTCAAGAGTACGTTGAAAATATATATCACCATAACCATCGTTACCGTATCCTACATAATTTTCTATATACATCTCAATAGCAGCGGCGTGAGCTTGCTTTATATCTTCACTTGAGTTTGGTATACCACCTACTTCTTTTTCAGTAGCTGATAATTTATTCCAAACTTTATCAGGTCTATTCATAGAGTAACCTCTATATCCTCTTCTTTTTAAATAATAAAGTAATCTTGGTTTATTATTTTCTGCTAATAACGGCATGCCATAAAACACTAAAGCCATTAAAACATCTTCAAAAAATATATCAGCTGTTTGTGGTCTAGCTATATATTCTAAAAAGAAATGATTAGGAGGCGCGTCTTCCATGCTAAACTTTGTTAAACCATGTAATGCACCTTTAGAACCTTTTTTGTCTACTGTACCTGATATATCGTAACTGTCACAACCAAAAGCACCCATATGCTCGTTACCAGGATATTTTGTATTATTTTTTAAAATAATATTGTTTTGCAAATTTGTATTAGGAACCCAACTAATATTAAATCTACCATTTTTACTCGGCATAAATATTACTTTAGTATCTTTTATTCCATTTTCCCATTGAAAATTACCTTGTGTAACTAATGGACTCATTGCTAAAACTTCTTCATTATAATCTATTTGCTCGTAAAGCTTTGTTAAATTAAATAACGAAGCTTTTGTTTCATCTCTAAATGCATGTTTTTCTGTACGAGGAAACTGTCTATAAAATTCGTTTAAAGCATCTTGATCTTGTTTTAAACCATCAACTTCATTTTGCCAATAATCAATAACACCTAATGTAATTTCATACCCATCTGGGCCAACTCTTTTTGTTCTAGGTGTTTCGAATACAGGTATGCCATAAGTATCGATGTATCCTTCGTAGTTCCATTCCATAGGTATGAACAAAGAATAGAGTCCCGAACGAGTCTGTCCGTTGGCGTTTCGTTTAGTAACATCGGAATCATAGTATAATTTTTTAAAGTTATCACCTCCTTTGTCTAATGAGTTACTTGTTGAACCCATCATACATTTTCCAACTAT